CAGAAGCTTCGACTATGTCTCTGTAAGAAGCCTCTGGAGGCATTTTTTTCATCTTACGAGCTATTTGCTCAGACGACGCTAATATTTCTCTTCTTATAGAATATTTTTTTAATTCTTTGGCTGTCTTTATGACATTACCTTTTGGAACTTTTCTTAATGCTAATGATTTAATGTAATCAGATGGATTTAAGTTATCTTCAAAAGATAGACCTACCTCATTTACTCTTTGAGCTATGATTATTTCATCTATGTCATCACCAGCATTTACAGCTTGTTCTACTATTCTAAAGATCGTTGAATTTAGTGAGCTTTGATCAGAGTAAAAATCTGAAACAGATATAAAGTTACATATCTCTGTTAATGATGCAGGATCTTTTAAGAGGCCCGCCAATAACTGCTTTTCTAATTCGTAAGAATATATCATTCTTCTTCTGGTTTTTCATCTCTATTTATAAAACCTTCTAAAGCTTTTAGAAGAGCTAACTCAGTCATTGAGCAATCAAACCTCTGATATATCAAAGGTTGCCCATTTTCAGAGGATACTGCCATGATAATACCTTTGTATTTATCGATACCTCCAGATAATTCATATAGTTTATCCACCATTTCAGATGGAATGCTAAATTCTACATCTTCATCATCGTCTTCTATCATAGGTATATTTGTTGGTCCACAAAAAGAGACGCTGTTATTTCGTCTTGCGGGTATATTTCTGCTAGTTTTATATTGTTGCTTTTACAGAATAGAAGTTTGTCCTCATCTCTTTTAAGTTGGTCGCAATACTTAAATCTATTTTTATGAAAAAATTTAACATATTTTGTGTGTTGCTCTCCTTGTACTTCTACTGCTATTTTTTTATTAGCGTTATAAAAGTCTAAAGTCAATCTACTTCCGACGACTCTAAATTCTTCGAATACAATATCATGTATCCAAAATGGTTGCAAAAAATCTTTTACCCTAGTTTGAAATTTGCTTCTGCTAGGCTTATCCCAGTTTATGAGATATTTCTTTGCGTTTTTTAGATTTCTTTCTCGGCCATAGACATCAATAAACTTCATTATGACATCTCTTGGATATATTTTTTAAAATAATCGAAAAGAAAATTACATAGAGCTGGATTATCTTCTATGTATTTAAAGACCTTATTCATCCCTTGAATTTTTTCTGGGAACTCCAGCTTATTTTCTGACAAAAGCTCTTTAAAATCATCAGTAATACTTATCCAAGCGCCACTCTTTTTAATAAACTCAAAAGACTCCAGCAGATTTACGATTTCTTTTTCAATCCATATAGATGTACCGCCTTTTCTGCCATACCTTATCGGGTATGTTATCCTTTGATTTGTTTTTTCATTAGGAGATTTCTTTACTGTTACCTTAGCGTGAACTCCAATAATTGGATTAGTTTTTGGGTCATGCTTTTTTGTTGGGTCTTCTAAAATTTGATCTCCAGCAAATCTTGGATCATACTCTATAATCCAGTTAGCAAAATGTAAAAGGGCATTTCCTCCTGTAGCTGTGGTTTGTCTAACAGGCGCTTTACTATAGGGGTCAAGTTTTATGTCAGCTCTAACTTGAGAAATAAAAATAGCCATGTGACCTCTTTTAGCTAACTTAATTGACATCTTTTTCATAAACGTAGCAGCTACAACTGCGCCCCCTGCAACTTTTACAGAGTCCTCATATCCTTTAGCTTTGTCATTCTTTAGAATTAAGCCATCAACAGAATCCAAAACAAAGCAGTACTTTATTCCTGTCTCATTGTGGTCAATTAGCTTTGTTATTATCTCGGCAACTGCTTCATAAATATTACTTTCAAAAACAAAACAAGAACCATTCTCCCATTCAGTATGTTCTGTTACAAATTTAAGGCCAGATCTTTCTTTCATTTCTGGAGAGAGTCTTCCTTCCGCCTTGATATAAAAACCTCTTGAGTTAGGTACGGTTTCCAAAAAGTTTTTCATAACCTGTAATGACTCAGATGTTTTGCCACCTTCGTTCATGCCTGTAAATCTATGTAACCCAGGTCCGAAGCCTCCTCCAAGCTCCACATCAAATTGCAAAGACCCACTAGAAACTTTATAGTTTTCCTCCACCTCAAAATTATAATGATCTTCTTTGTTTGTTTTCAAGAAATTCTCTAATATTTTTTCTGGATTTATATCACTCATCTAAAAAGTCTTTAATTGTTTTTTTCTTAAGTTTTACTTTAGCGTCTTTGCCAAATTTTTTACCTATATTATACTTTGGATATTTAGAAAAGTCTACTCTAAAATTAAAAGCTCTGAACTTTTCATCTAATGTAGTTTTAAGTTTAGGGCTTGTCAAGTATGCTAGGGAATCGAATTTATTTTCAAAAGATATACAAGACATAAATTCTTGAGAATATCTCTCTATGAGATTGTTAAGCATTTTCATCTCCCTAGCAAAAAAAGGTCTTCTACCCTTTTCTGGTACGTCAAGTAAACGAAAAAGTATCTCTCTTTTATTTAAAAGCACTAATTATTATGAAGCAATTTTAAATCATTATCAACCATTTTTTTAACTAAACCCGCAAAATTAGTTTTAGGCTTCCACCCAAGCTCTTCTCTTGCTCTGCTGGAATCACCCCAAAGTAAATCAACCTCTGCTGGCCTATAAAATTGCGGATCAACTTCCATTAGTAAGTCATCGCCATGAAAATATTTACAATCTTCGTCTATTCCTTCCCATCTACACATTGATCTATGGAATCCCGCTGCATTAAATGCCTCTTCAACAAACTCCCTAATTGTATGTGTCTGATCAGAAGATAATACGTAATCATCGGGCGTTTTTCTCCAAATATTAATCAAATATTTCTCTTGATTTAACATTCTCCATATACCATCCATAAAATCCTCTGAATCACTCCAATCTCTTTTAGAGTCTACATTACCAAGTTTCAATGGCTCAAAAGATTTTTTATTAGCATACTCATGACTAATCCGAGCAACGTTCTGCGTAATTTTTCTCGTTACAAACTCAGATCCCCTTCTAACGCCTTCATGATTAAAAAGCCAGCCTTGAATGGCATATAAACCATAAGAATCCCTATAAACTTTAACTAAGTGCCTAGCAGAGCATTTAGAAGCGCCATACGGACTCCTGGGTCTAAGTGGGTGTTCTTCTGTCTGAGGTTCAGTTATGACATCTCCAAACTCTTCAGAAGAACCAGCGTTATAATATCTACACTGTGGGGAATGTCTTTTTATTGCTTCAAGCTGATGTAACACGGCTAAAGCATTTGTCTCCATGTGTTGGGTAGGCATTTTCCAACTTGTGCCTACAAAGGAATTTGCTGCAAAATTTATAAAGTAATATGGTTTATGCTCAGCTATAACTCTGTCTACATTCTGAGGATCAGTTACATCTAAATCAATAAGAAAAAATCTAGGGTTGTCTAATAAGTGAAGAATGTTGTCATGATTTTTAACACTTAGCCTTCTAGCTCCTCCAATGATAGTGTGAGTGGTATTTTCTAAAAGATAGTCCACCATATTGCTACCATCTTGCCCTGTTACTCCTGTTACTATTATCTTTTTCATTTGTACTGTGCTATAAAATCACTGCAAATTCCTATGCAGTCAGTTAGTTTATCATTTGATGTTTCAGGCATAACGGCAATACTATTTTTTATCGGTTGATTTCCAGGAAATGCCCATATGTAATTTTTGCTAGTGAGTGTTACGTCGTCTCTCTGATGCCAAAAATAATGTATATTATATCCTCCCTTTTTTGTTAGGTATTGCAGTTGAACGACTGCTTCTAGATTTTTAGCGTGACACCACAAAGATGGATTTTTGAGATAAACTGGATCAATTAAATCAACTGGTCCGTCATGACCTAAATATAAAAAATTATCTTTACCCCATAAATCTATTTCTACATCAAAACCTTTGTCTAAAGCTTCATTAATATACTGAACTGTATTTTCTCTTTCTGGCTGCTTGCCATGAAGATTGCCTCTGTGGGATATTAAAATCATTTAATTGTTTTTTAAAAAGAAATCTAAATCTTCTGGAGTACCTAATCCCCACATGTTTTCTATGTCAAATGTTTTTATTTTTTTACCATCTTGTATGGCTTCGTTAAAAACAGGACAAACATAAAATTCATTGTTATGTCGAATATCTTTCTCTATCATTTGCTCAGCATATTTTACATAGTCAGAGCCTTTTTTCCAGTAGTAGATTCCAACTGTAGCAATGTCAGAAATAGGTTTTTTCTCTGCTACTTCTGTTACATCCCCTTCATCATTTACTTTTGCAAAAGACCATTTAGGGTGTGTAGATTTAAAAGTCAAAATGCCAGCATCTGCATCTTGCTCTTGCATTTTATATAAAAATTCGCTTGTGTCCCACTGAACGTACTGGTCAGAGTTAGCTATAAGTAAAGGTTGATCTGTATTTATAATTTCTTTACTTAAAAGTGTGGTGCAAGCTGCTCCTTCAGTCATCCCGTCAACTTCTATGACATTACATTTTGGGGTTATGAGATTTAAAAGAGTATCTAAGTTATATTCTTTTCTGTGGTCTTTTTGTACTATAAAAGTATGAGGGCTTTCGCAGTTTAAATTTTCTACAACGACTTGAATCATAGGTTTACCTCTAACCTCAATTAAGGGCTTTGGAAAAGTATACCCAGCGGCCTGGAATCGACTACCAGCTCCAGCCATTGGTATCAAAACATTTAAATTATTATCTTGCCAGCGTGTGTTCATAAGTTGTTTTTTTATGTTTAATTTTGATTTTACTTTTTGTACTGTTAAGTCAGATGGATCTTTAACTCTTAAAATATTAGCCCCTGATCTTTGAGCTGCAAGTAATCCGTGAGGAGAATCTTCTACAATTAATGTTTGCTCTGATAGTTTTCCAAACTTTATCATTGTCTGCCAATACATCTCTGGATGAGGTTTTGATTTACAAACATCTTCATTGGATAATATATAATCAAAAAAATCTATAAGGCCAAGCTTTTGCAAAACCCCTTCTAGAGAGCTTCTTATAGAATTTGAGCAACAAGCTATTTTTAATTTATGATTAGATAAAAATTCAAATAACTGTACTAGATTAGAATCTTTTTCAATTTCATTTATTTTTTGTGCCGTTATGTTTTGTTTTTTCAACCAAACATTTTCATGCTCAGATTTTGGTAAACCTTTCTTCTCGGTTAATATATTTAACTTGTCTTTTGTTTTTAATCCGTCATATATGTTTAGATGTTCACTATATGAGATAGAAAACTTAGGATCTACACTTTCTAAGGCTTCATTTAAAGCGTTGAAATGCATCTCTTTAGCTCTTACTAAAACTCCATCTAAATCAAATATAATTAATTCAATCATTCCATAAGTGCTTATTTAAAAAAACTGATTTATGGCCATCCCACATACCATTTTCCATGAAGAAAAATTTATATAAGCAATGGTTATTAATTAAAGAATTTTCACCAGTTATATAAGTTGCTAAATTTTTAGTTCGTTCGTTTTTAAAAAGCTCTCCAGAGAATTCATTTAGTTTGCAGCTTAAAGGCCAGCCTTCTTTACATTTTTTATTGTATTCACTATCTTTCTTAAGATATTCAAAAACCTTGTCATACATTGTAGATACAACGTCTATATTTTCTGAGGAACTGTAAAACCAATGATCTGAAGCGCCAGCATTGGTCTGGTCCCAATAAGCTTGATACATTTTAGTCATGTCCTGATTAGGATTAAACTTTAAATGACTTGTCTTATTTAAACCTTGTTTATGATGTCCTACATCAAACCTACTAACTAAAACAACATCGTATTTGAATCCAGCTTCTGTTTCATACTTTTGTTTAAGTTGTATTGACTGCTTTCTAGAAAACAAAAAACTCAAAGTTTTAAATAAATTACCTTGAGCCATTGTTGTATTGTTTGTGAAATTTATATCTTTAAATAAATCTTGTTCTTCCTTAAAATCTTTTTGAGGTTCGAATATATAACCCAGGGGATTAAATGTCTGTACTATCTCATCTTGTATATCGTCATCCCAGGAATGAATGAAAATGTCTGCACCTTTTATTTCTTTTAAAAGTGTGCTAAACTTTTCCAAGTAGGCTCCATCAGCTTTTACGCTGCTACCTCTAGCCAAACCATGTAAACATGCAGCTATCTTCATTTTAATGTGTGAATGTTAATTTGCTTCCATCATAGAAAAATAATTGAGATTTTTTTATGGAAGTTTCTAAATCATCGAAATCCATTCTATCTAATTTTTTCATCACACCATCTGGGATAGTTATGATGTCAGCTCCCCATAACTCGGCCTCTACAATAGAAAAAACTCTTTGACACCCAGCATACAAAATCTGTTTATTGGTGTTGTCTCCTATGATAGACTTCGCTTTATCAAAAATTGGCTTGGCATAAGTTCCAGAATCTGAAAGACCTCCAGCAAAAAGTGATATGATAGATTTTGTTTCGTCACTTACAGCATTGCATGCTTCAATAGTTTGCTGTTCTGTATGTATGCAGGTAACATTTACCTTAAAACCATCTTTGCTTAAACCCTCAACTAAATCTTTAGTAGATTCTCCATTAGGCAGTACGATTGGTATTTTTACGTAAACATTATCAGATTTTTGGCATATTAATTCTGCTTGTTTTATGATCGAGCTTGAAGATGGACCAGTAATTTGGAATGAAATAGGTTTACCTTTTGAACTTTCAATAGATTTATCAATAAAAGCGTTATAGTCGGTGACATCTGCATCTGCTACATAAGATGTATTTGTAGTAACTCCATCTACTAAATCTATATGTTCTTCTATATTTACTCCGTCGTAATACTTTTTAACTTTCATTTTTAATTAATTTGTTTAGCCAAACAATGGCCATTAGTAATGCAAAAATTCCATGATCAGAACTAACTTTCATTCTAAATGGCACAAATCTTATAAAATACATGCTCATATAGAATATTCCTTTATTTATAACAGTGTCTCTGTCGTCATTTAGTATGACTGACCACTGAGATATTATATCGTTTGTTAGTTGGTTATCTAAATCTAATTTAAAATATTTGTCTATACATTCAAATTGATCGTCATTCTTAGAAATATTTATATCAATATTTTTCCATTCATTGAATTTAGAGAAGATTGATTGACACATTTTACCTAAATCAAGTTCTGCTGCATCAAAAATGTCTGAACCGTCCATATCTATCAATTTTATTGAAGATCCATCCCACATTACATTTTCTAGGGTAAAATCGCCATGAATAGGTCTAATGAAATTAGGTTTGACTAAGTGTTTATCTATTGCAAGTAAAGTATTGTTAAGCCCTAAATATTTTACGTTATTTATATAAATAAATTCATTAAAAATTATTTTATTTAAATTTAAATCTTTGCAATAAGAATCAAACTTGCTAAAAATTTTATTTTGGTAATGCCTTGTTAACCAAGATATTCCATCTACTTCTTTTCTTAAAGAGTAGACATTTTTGTTCATGCCATCCAGCAATTTGTTTATGGCTAATTTTTTTTCATCTAAACAAGAGATATCAGCAACGGTTTTGTGTTGCTTTAAATATTCCATGTCAAAGCTAAAATCAAAATCTGTATCTTTTTGTTTAGTTATCTTTGGAGTTGAATCTGGCCACAAAAAAGAGAATCTCTCTAAATCGCTTACTTGTCGTTTTAATTTGTCATAATGTACTATATGATCCTTTTGTTTTATAATGTGTTTCCTGACGACATTATTAGAAAGTAAATAAGTTTTAGCAAAAGAGCCTCCATCGAATGTTTTAAGTATTTCTGTGTCACTTTCTTTATAATATTTAGATATTTCTAGGTCTTTTATTCCTTTGTCTCGGATTAGCTCTAGACTGTTTGCTTGATTTGTAAATATTTTTGATGGCTTATGATCATTTATTAAAAGCCTGGGTCCAGCAGGTAGACCCATAACTAACTCATTATATTCTATACCTATTTTTGATAGAAGATCTATGGTTTTGTCTCTGTATTTTTCGCTTCTTGCAGTTGTTAAAATTATCTTATGTCCTAAACTTTTAAGTTTACCTAAATTTTCAAACCCCTGTATTGGTTTATTTGTTTCTATATCGCTTGTTGAATGGGGATCGTGATATATTAAAACTCCATCTATATCACAAAATATAGAACATTTTTTTCTGAGATTGTTTACATGATTCTCTAGCATTTTTACATCTCCATAAAAAGATGCGCTTTTGGTACTAGTGACTTTTATTTTTTTATTTTGTTTTAAAAGTTCCTGCAAAGAATCAGAAACATATATGTGATCTTTTTTAAAATTGTCTTGTATGTCTTTAAAATAAATACAACCAATTATGCCTTTTACATTGTAATCATCGCTTGAGATTCTTTCTTTCTCACAAATCATTTTTATGTTTGAGTCCTTGTCTAACACAACCTTAGACCAGTTCATCCATTCGTCCTTAGTTATTTCCCAAGTTGGAATTATGCAATCATGCTCATTTTTCAAAGCATGTTTAAATATTTCATCCACATTTAAACTATGGTCGCAATCACAGACTATTGATTGACCTTTAATGTCTGCTAGCATTATGCCATTGCTTAGCGTTTGATATGGGCCTTTTGTTTTTTTAGGAATAACTATAACCTCTACACAATCATATGGTAATTTTTCTTTTATCTTAGATGATACGCTGTAAACTTTCTCTTGCTCAGCGGTACATATAAAATAAATTTTGTTTATGTTTTCTATCCATTTTTTAAATGGTTCAAATGTAGTTTCTATAAAACTTACATCACCTATTTTCAAAAAAGGTTTAAAAGTACCCCCAAACCTTACAGCTTCCCCTGCCACTGGAAATATTAAATTGATGCCCATACATTGCTCCTTGTTGTAATATTGTTCCAGTACTCTTCTTTTTTCCAATTTAAAGTGCTAGAGTTATAATCTGCTCCCTCTCTGATAAAAAAACACTCATTATGCTTTCTTATTTTAGGTAAAAGATAATTAATTTTTATACCCTCTTTGTCTTTTAGCATATATGTAGCTACAGTAATTTTGTACTCAGGAAAAGCTGATGGTATCTGCTGGTGTATAGTTTTAGTCTGCTCAAAAATATTTATAAGCCACTCTGTTTTTCCTGCAAAAAAATAATCTACAAGATATCCATGTTTAGATCTTATATATGATATAAATCCTCTATGCTCTGACCAAGCTATAAAATTTAATTTTTCTTCATCCAATGTATCAAAAAATTTATTAGCATTTTTAGGTACATAATCTGATCTCCACTTTAAACAAAAATCATAGCCTTTATTTTTAGCTTTTTCTAAACCGCTTAAAGATGTTTCTATTTGTAAATTTACATTTCCTAAGCCTTTTTCTTTGGGCATTTTGTTGTAGATAACACAATCAGAATCTTTATACCCTTTTCCTTCTTCCCCTTCCCATGTTGAATAAATTATGTCAAAACCCTCCCAGGCTTTGCTCATTCTCTCATAGTCATGAGTTGGCCCTTGTATTATTACGCATCGCTTTGACATTTCTCTACAATTATTTCATGTTCGGGAAAGTACAAATAATCTATTTCTGTTTTTAAAAAGCAATTAATAGCATTTTCTGGAGTTTCAACTATTGGCTCTCTGTCGTTGAAGCTTGTATTCAATAAAATTGGAACTCCTGATTTTTCTTTCCATTTAGTTAAAAAATTGTATAGCCAAAAATTATCCGATTCTTTTACTGATTGAAATCTTCCAGTACCATCATGATGCACTACCGCTGGAACTTCAGATTTTTTATCTTCTTTGAATAAAGATATTATGTTCATGTATGGAGAATCAACATCGTTAACAAACCAATCTTTGACATCCTCTCTTAAAATAACTGGAGCAAAAGGTCTAAACCACTGTCTGTGTTTTACTTTTTCATTTATCATATCTTTCATGTCTGGACTTCTGGGGTCAGCAAAAATACTTCTATTTCCTAAAGCCCTTCTACCAGATTCCGAGCGTCCATTAAATATAGATACAATTTTTTGATTTTTAAGCAATTCTAACACATCATCATCTGAAGCGTTTATATATGAAATCTTTTTATTTTGTTTTATGCTTTCTAAAACTTGATCTTCAGAATATTCAACTCCCAAATAAGGTGTTTCATTTTGATCTGATATAATTCTAGTATTGTTAAGCATATGATAATAAATATACTGACAACAGCCTATGGCTAATCCCGCGTCATAAGGTATGGGTGGTATATAAATATTTTTTATGTGATCAAATTTATTTAAAATACGGGCATTCATTAAGCCATTTAAAGCAACACCTCCAACAATACATAAATTTTCAAATCTTTCACAAGAGGACAAAAGACTAATAACTTTCTCTTCTGTCACTATTTGTAGTGAACCTGCTAAATTAAATTTATCTTCCTCGCTTAAACTTCTAAAAAATTCAAAGTCACCTCTAGATTTAGATTCCATGTAGTTTCGCATTTGATCTACAAATTTTTGAGGATCTTTTGCTACTGCTCCCATTGCCATTACTGTACCACACTGGTTCCCAATCGGAGGACCATTTGAAAGACCAAATACTTCTTTAGTTATTAAAGACCAAGCTCCACCTATATCTAGCGGAATCATATCATTAATCTTCTGTATTTTGTTGCCTTTTCCTTTGTATGTGGCTGCACAAGTTTCATGTGTTTTATTGCCAACCATATCGCACTCTTCACCCCCTCCATCTAAAGAAAGAATTAATGCCTCTTCAAAATTTGAAGAAAAAAATGCGTTAGCTGCATGAGCTTTATGATGAGATATTTCCATATATTCTGCATCATTGTTTGAGAGTTTCTTTTGTAACTGAGAAAAGCTCTCTGGATACATGTTGGATAAGCCCCCCTGCCACCTCATAAAAAAATGAGAATAATATTTTACATCATCTAAGTCTTCTTGTCTTTCAAACAAAAATTTTAAAACATCGCCTTGCTCTTCTTTTACCCTTGAAAACCTTTCGTACTCCTCATGAATCAAGGTTTTACCATCTTCAAAAACACAATAAGCTGTATCATGCGCTCCACATGCTAATCCTACAATTTTCATAAAATTCTTTCTCTTGGGCTTGTTCTTACTTTTTCTATATTATTTAATTCAAAGTAATACTCTTTAAAATTCCATTTACCTTTCACTATAGCGGTAGCTACATAGGGCCATGCTTTTGAATTAAAATGTCCACCTCTTGAACTTTCTTCAGCAAAGTGCATTAGCCCTTTCATCCCGTGTTCTATTTTACCTCCATTTAATTCTAGATCCCAAATCGATAAGTCTCCAGATTTTTCTAGGAACTGAATAAATTTTTCACGCTTCCAAAGTGTTGGTTGAACAGCAAAGAAATCAGGAGACTGTGGATGAATGTCGTAAAGTGTTTCGTAATCTTTTAATTTTAGCAAACCACAATTACCTGTTCTACATAACCTTACAAAAGAGTAATCGGTATCTTTTAGAGTTTTTATATATTCAGAAATCTTTCTTCTAGAGGGGTCTTGATATAGAAACATGTCTTCATGCTGATACAAAATAATCTCATCATCAAGTTGCTTAAGGCACTCTCTTAGCCTTTCAGAATAGCTTTTTGATGGGTCATATAATACGTGAGGATTTGTTTTGTTGAACTCTTTATCTGAAAAAATTACTATATTATCTATAGCAAATCTTTTCTGCGTTTCTAAAAATATTTCTAGAACGTCAAAGTAATCAGAATGTGAATAAACTATATTTTTTACTCCCATGTACATTTTCTGTCTGCAAAATAACCTTTGCAATAATAATCCCTAGCAAAACCCTCAGACTGTAGCCAAGGGTTTAATGTTGATCCTGCATCAATATAAATATTGTTTTTGTTCGATTCGTGAAGTTGGTGACAAAGCATATTTCCAAAAGGTCCACAACAAAAAAGAAAAAGCTTATCGCAATTGTTTTCTTGTTTTATTTCCTCTATTAAAGAGTAATTGTTAACCCATGCACTAAATCCTATTTTGTGTATCTTTTCAGGTTTAAAGGGAAGCTCATCAAACTTTCCATTTTCATTGGCTATTATATGGACATCGTGGTTTGAATATTCTTTTAGGAAGGTTGCTTTATATATAGGATAATTTGAATTAACGAAAACATTTGCAAATGTCATGTGGTCCTCGTCTTGACCTGAAAACTCTCTCATTTTTTGCGCTCTGTCTCCATTACAACAGGGGCAGCAAGTTCCTATATAATAATCATCGTCTTTATACCTGATAGCATTTATCAGCTCCTGTCTATACCTTTCATCTGTATTAGGAGTATTTTCAAATTCACTATTATTTAATGTTTCATTGAGCATCGCTGCCCACTCCCCATCTGCAAACTTAGAGAATGCAAATGGTTTGCCTTTTTTAAATTTTTCAAAAAGATAATATATTTCTTGAGTAAAGTCCTTCATATTTTAAGCCACTGATCTCTTTCTATACTCCATTTAATTGTAGATTCTAGTGATTGTTCAAAAGGGACTGGATGTTCCCAACCAAGCTCTTTCATTTTTTCTCCATCAAGTGCATATCTTAAATCATGTCCTGGGCGTTGACTGTGAAAATCTACCATCTCATATTTTAATTCTTTACCCAAGATATCAGCTATTAATTGTGCTAGCTGTAGATTATCAGTTTCTTTTTCACCAACTATGTTAAACCTGCCCTTTGATGCATCGTAGTTATCTAACGTTTCATCACAATTATCTAAAATGTGTAAAAGAGCATCAGCAATGTTTCTAGCGTGTATATAAAATCTACTCCCAGCTTCAGTTTTTTCTTTATTGCTGTGTATGGTAACTGTTTCACCATTTAAGACTTTATTGATTACCTTTGGTACAAATTTTTCTGGATGTTGTCTTTCTCCAATAACATTCATTGTATTGGTAATAATTATAGGCATTTTGTAAGTATTGGCATAAGACTGACAAATGCACTCAGCGGCTCCTTTGGATGCAGAATAAGGGTTTCCACAATTAAATCTTTCTCCTTCTTTATAATCTTTTCCAGCTGGGGCTGATCCATAAACTTCGTCTGTAGAGAAGTAAATGAATTTTTTTAGATTAGGAAGATTCCTTGCATACTCTAAAATATGTAAAGTAGAATTAATATTATTTTGAACAAAAGGGACTGGGTCAGATATTGAGTTATCTACATGGGAATCAGCTGCTACATGAAATATATATTCGATATCTCCTAATTCTTTTATTAAGCCTTCTTGAAATGGCAAAGACAAATCTGTAGTAAATATTTTTACTCTGTCATCATTAAACACATTAATATCTCTTATTCTATCATGGCCTGAACTAGCATAGCTTAGCTTATCTAAGCAGTAGATTTCCCAATCCGTTTTCTTCAGAAAATGTTCTAATATGTGATGTCCAACAAATCCATTGGCTCCTGTTAAGATTACTTTAGTCATTACTTATGTGTGTTTACTGTATTAATATATTCTTTAAATTCGTTATTCTGGTCGTACCACCAGCTACTAGCTTTGCACTTATCTCTATCTATATCTAATTCTAAAGATTCCCATTTTGGACCAACAGGATCAGTTACAACCAAATCGTCAGGTAAACTAGATAACGATCTTAGTTTATCTCCATCCTTTATGAGTTCCCTCCATTGTTTTATCCTCTCTTCAAATGTTCCTTTGGGTGCTTCTCCTTTACAAAAGACACCTGACAATCCAACATGCATTGATCGGCTTTGATCTGGCTTCAAAACAAATAATTTATTTTTGTCCATTATTCTCTCTATAGCTCCGTCGTGGTGAGTATGATCGTTCGGAGCTATTCTAGATATTGGATATTTTAAGCCATAATATAATGTTGGATTAGAATACAGTAGAGGATCAGATAAGATGGGTTTTAAATATTTATTTATTGTATCTGTAGATATGACAGATAAAGATGTACATTGGTAATCTCCCATCAAAATATCTGCATGACCTTCTTTTTCTGCCTCTGGTCTTCTTTTATGGGCAGCCCCCATTATCCTTGGATATTTTTTAAGAAAGTTATCATATATATATTTATTAAACCTTACATAATCCTGAGTAGGTATCATGTCCTCTTCTCCTACTATCATAAAATCACCAGCTCTACTTTCATCAGCCGCATAAAGATAAGTCGATAAAATATTATGAAAACCTGGGAGTGGGCAGTTTGTTTTTGGTTTAATGATTTGTTCGATTGTCGAATCAGGAAATTTTGTTTTATAATATCTTATAACATCATTTTGATCCTCGTCATGGCCTTCTTCAGTATGGATTTGTATTTGATAGTCGTTTATCGTTGGCTCACAAAATATTTGCTCTAAGTACAGATATAATAAATCTGACTTATTATAAGCTACTATAGCTATAGTGTTCTTATTCATAACCTTCTAAAATACAGTTAATTTTACTTGCGGCACTTCCATCTCCATAAGGGCATGGGCTATCTATAGTACTGTCTCTTATGACTGTTTCAAAAATTTTTGGCAAATCGCTTGGTTGTGGACACATTAAAATATGTCCAGAATCTATACCCTCTGGTCTTTCGGTAGTTTTTCTGCAAACTATAACTTTTTTACCTAAAAAAGATCCTTCTTCTTGTATCCCTCCAGAATCTGTAATAACAGTCGCACATCCTTTTAAAATGTTTAAAAATTCATCATGCTCTAAAGCATCAACTTTAACTATGTTTTTAACCTGATTAGCCGCTTTTAGTATAGTTGGATTAGGGTGAATTGGATAAATAAATCGATGCCTAATATGTTTTTTTGCTATTGAATCTATTGTTTCAAGCCACTCTTTAAGTAAATGTAAATTTTCATTTCTATGTAAAGTCACAAGAATATCCTTACCATAAAAAGCGTCTTTTTTATGCTGTATCAAATTATCTAAAACAGTGTTTCCTGTAACAAATATATCACCTAAAACATTTTCGTTTTTTAAATTTTTAGAAGACAAATCAGTAGGGCAAAGATTTACTGTAGCTATCCTTGAGACCATTTGTCTATAACCTTCTTCGGGAAAAGGGTTCTCTAAATCAAAGCTCCTTAGCCCTGACTCAACGTAAAATATATTTTTTTTAAGATTGTAAGCAACTAATGCTACAGCTGCTACTGTTGCTGTGTCGCCTTGAACAATAATATTGGTATATTTGTCTATTATATCTTCTGTTTTTAAAAGTATTTGTTGAAATATAGAATTAAGTCTATTCCCGCAAACATTATCTACTTCTACAGAGTGAGTTGGTTCTCCAAAATTTATTATATCCACATGTTGCTTAATAAATAAGCTATCTAAGGATGGGTTATCTTTTAAGATTGGCTTTACTTTAAGATATTCTGGTCTTGTACCATAAACTACAAGTGTTTTACTCATACATTTAATAATTTAAATCCTTTAGAGTGATAGTGCTTCAAAGATTCTCCAAAAATACTAGAATGATGATTTACAGAGATGGCATCTTTATCTACCCCAAACTTATTAGCCAGCTCAGGATCACTACCCCAAAGGCTTTTATCATCTTTTGGGTGTGGAGGCACATAAGTATTTAAATCCAAATATTTTTGTATTGAGTAAGCAAAATGCATATCCTCCCCACACAAGTGAGAAACTGGAATTGGGGCTTCCCTCCAAAAAGCTCCTAATAGATCTCTGTGAAAAAACCAAGAATGACCAACTATATCTACTTGTTTAGTTTCCTCATTTGGATTTGCCCACCCGTGACGTTCATAGTTCTGGTAATCCAAATCATTGAAAGTAACTCCTATTGTGCCGTATAAACCATTGTTTTCATTTTCAATACAGTTAATGCAATTTTCAAACCATTTTTCAGATGGTATTGTGTCATCATCAAATACACAAACATAGTCAGATGTAGTATTTAAGGCAAAAGCAAACCTGGCCCACACTCCATAATTTGCATTGTTAGCTGATATTGCAATGTCGTTGTATTTTGAAAAATCAAACTCTGTGTCGTTTTCTGGGTGGTTCTTCCAAAAAAATATTTCTTTTGCTGGTATTGACTGCTTTTTTAAAGCTTCATACTGCTTCTCTAATGTAAATGGCCTTCTAAAACCATTTAATACGACTGATACTTCTTTACTTTTACTCATTGTTTATTTTAGACCAAAAATTTTCCGCTGCATTTCCGCAGCCCTCTTTAAATTTATCGTACCCTACTTCCTTGAATTCAAGATATGCGCCTATGCGATCTGTTTCTCCTATTATTTCTTCAACTCCACATAGTAAAGCCTCGCCTACCATTCTGCAAAAAGGTTCGTTTACTATAGGTGAATGAAATAAAGCTTTTGATTGTTGGAATATTTTAGCAATCTCCTCATGTGATTTCATGCCTAAAAATTCAACATTATCAATACTGTCAAATAATTGACTGTAATCTTGATCTCCCCATCCAAAAATACTTACGCTTCTGTCTGGATTTTGCTGGGCAAAAGAAATTAAATTATTTAATCCTTTAAGGTGATGTAAGTACCCGCAATATACAACATCATATATTTTTTCGTCTTCGCTTTTACTAAATGTAGTAGTGTCGATAGGATCATAGACTATCTCTACATTTTCAAAATAATCGCCATACATTTCAGTAAAAAACTTATGGTGATATTGAGTTAAAAAGAAATTTATTTTTGAGTTTTTAAATAAATCTTGTCTGTCTTGAGAATTAAGATATAAACAAGAATCATGTTCTAGTCTAACAGAATTTGGTAGCTTTTTTATATAATTAAGCTTTTCTGGAGATGTTTGAGTTATGGCTTCTAAATTAGAATTTATAACTAAGTCATAAGAACTAAGAAAGTCTACGATTGATGATGTATGATCATGCTCTTTTATTTCATGACCTAATTCACGACCCTTTTTTAAAATTAAATCATTGCTGACTTGCGCCCCGCCTTGGCGTTGTTCTAAAGTAAAGTCAGATATAAAAAGGATTTTCATGCAACAGCATGATTATATCCTATAACTCTTCTTCTTCAATAAAAATAGATATATTTTCTAAGTCAGGATTTTTAGCTAATAAATCACTTTGATCACAAAAACCCTCATCATTCCATCCCCACTCACTTAGTACTTCCTCATCATCCCAAGCTACAGCATCACTTGATGTCATTTTACTTACAGGTTTTTTACTCCAAAACCTACAAGACCAATATCTGGCCTTATATTTTGGACCTGGGTTTGTATCACACTTATGCCTAGCTCTGAAATTTCTTCTTCTGTCTGGATCATCTCTTTTTATTTCCATGTTTGGATCACCAAACTTGACCATCACAACATTGCCTTTTTCATTTTTGACATATACACCAAACTTCTTTTTAGAGCCTGATGGCAACCTGAAAGGTTTATTTAGAGTTTTTTTTTGAGCCTCTGTGTAATCTAAATCTTCAGCTTCAGTATTCATTTCTTCCTCAGATACGCCAGCTTTAAGAAGATCAATTTTAGCCATAGTGAAGTTAAGATCACTAAAGTCTATATATTCATGACCCACTTCCTCATTGTAATATTCTTCGCTTCCTCTAGCTATATCTGAATCAGCAGCACGATAAGATTTCTTAACTTTGCCACCCCTCATCATTTTTAGAAATGTATTCACTCTAGCCATAGCCCATTGGCCCCTGCTTTTCCCAGGTCTGTGACTACTTGAAAAAGCTCCAGCGCCTCGCCTATAAACTTTCTTAAGTTGTCCTAATGTTACTTTTCTAGAGTGTTTGGAGTTATGCTCTTTTACTTTATTTTTAAGAGCTGTTACTACTTTTTCAGAAAAAGTAATTTTAGGAGATTTTTTATCTCCGCCAGCTGATCCTTTAGGATTTTTCTTTGAACCTTTTTTGCGTTCTGAAGGTTTAGCTGGAGTCTGCGCTCCGCTTTTACGCCCAGGTCTTTTAGCGGCCTGTGACTCTAAGAAGTCTTTTGCTTGGTCTGAAAAATCGTACTCCATACGAGAAAATTTACACAAAAAATGATTAAAAATGAATTTTTATCCTTCGCAGGAGGAACAAGATAGAATAGACCTAGCTAATTCTTGGCTTGGATTAGCACTCCTTTGATAATAAAAAGTCTTAACTCCCTGCTCCCATCCAAATATAAGTAGTTCACTTACCTGTTTTGGTGGACATTTAGGTGAAATCATTAAATTTAGGCTTTGACTCTGGTCTATATATTTCTGCCTTTGTGCAGCCTGAATTACTATTTCTTTTTGTGATATCTCTCCAAAAGTCTTAAATACATCTTTTTCTTCATCAGTTAAGAAATCTAGATGTTGAACTGATCCACCCTTAAGTAGAATGGATTTCCAAGTTTTTTGCGTGTTCTTTTTCTTTTCTTCCAAAAGCTTTTCAAGATAAGGATTTTTGTAAGTGAACTTGCCCTTGGCTAAATCCTTTGTAAAATAATTACTATTCAAAGGTTCTATGGATGGAGAAACTTGCCCTAATATGAAAGAGCTTGAAGTGGTAGGCGCAATAGCCATTGTGGTCATGTTACGCCTACCATAACCCTTAAGGTATTCAGGTTCTCCAAGCAGGACAGAGAGATCTTCTGTTGCTTTATCACATTTTTCTCTAATAAATTGATGTATCTCCTGATTTAAGAACTGAGCTTCCAATCCCTCGAAAGCAATCATTTGTTGTTGTAAATAAGAATGCCAACCTAAAACTCCTAGACCGACAGCCCTTTGTCTTTTTGCAAATTCATGAGATGATTCCATAAATGGCATACCCTCAGTCTTTTGGATATATTCTTCCATGACTGCATCAAGAAAAAATGTCAAAGTCTCTACAGCATCAGTTTCTTTTATTTCATCCCAGTGGACTAAATTTAAAGATGCTAAACAACAAACAAAAGATTCCTCTTCAGATGAGCTTAAGGCTATCTCACTACAAAGATTAGAAGCGTGTACTTTTAATTTTTTATCCTTGTAAGCTTTAGGAGCTGCATCATTTACAGTATCAGTAAAAAATAAATAAGGATATCCTGTTTCAAATCTTTTTCTTATGACAGAAGCCCATATAGATCTTTTTTCTTTATCTCCATCCATTAGGTCTCTCATCCAAGCATTGTCAATGCACACACCAAAAGACAAATCTTGTATAGGATGACCTTCACTTCTGATCCTCAAAAATTCTTTAATATCTGGATGGTCTATTGGTAAATAGCCAGCGAATGATCCTCTTCTTACATTACTCTGAGAAACAACAGAAGACACTTTGTCAAAAAGCTCCATGAAATGAACTGATCCACTAGATGTACCTCCAGATGATATTTCTTCTCCCCTTCCTCTCAAAGACCCAAAGTAAGCTGATGTTCCAGCTCCATGTTTGGTTTGCATTCCTACCTCAGCTTGCTTCTCTAAAATGGAATCCATTCTATCCTCTATGTAAATCCCATTACAAGAAATAGGTAGACCTCTTTTTCTTCCAAAGTTGGCCCAGACAGGACTAGATAAAGAGTAAAATCCCCTAGCTGCATAGTCTTCGAATTTTTCAGCGAAGCCCTTTACTTTTAAATATTTTTCAGCAGCCGCAGCTATATCGGCAACTCTTTGTTTTGGGGACTCGTCTTTTTCTAGATAGCCCCTTTTTAAAAAAGCTTTAGAATCTTTATTTAACCAATAATACTTTTTCATTAAAATAGATCGTCTGCATCGAATGTTTGTGAATTTTTAGAGTATTCGACAGGTCTAGAATGGAAAAAATCTGTAGCATTATTTCCCATCAATTCCTCTTCGAACCACATTGTATCTTCTAATATAGAAGTTTCAACATCAAATGCAGGTTCAAAACCTATTTTTTCTAAAGAATCATTGATTCTGTTTTTTATAAATTCTTTTAAGATATTGGCGTTCAATCCTTTTTCATCAAAACCATTAACCATCCAGTCAACAATCTTACTCTCCGCAACAAAAGCCTCCTTGGCTTCATGCTTTATTCTCTGTTCCAACTCTTCATCAAAAAGCTCAGGATATTCACTTCTTATTGTGTTGATTATCTTAATCCCAGCCAGCGCATGAATGTTTTCTTCATTCCTAGTATACTTGACTTGCTGTCCAGTATCTTTAAGGACATTC